CCTCTTAATGGCTCATTCAAGTAACTAAAAGTTTGCGTGTATTTTGTAACAGTTCTCTTCTCGTCTTCTGAAAGGTTGTTCCACTCTTTTATTGTAGGCTGTCTTAATTTATCATCCAACTCTTTCACATCGTTTTCAGACATGAATTCTTTGAAAAGATTTTCTCTATATTTTTCGCTCATTTCATTGTAGGTTATAGCTCCTACTGTGTTTCTCTTTCTCCTTCTTCTTTCAGCGGCTTTGTCTAATTCGTTTCGTTTATTTTCTATCTCACTAAATAAGTGTTCAGTTTTGCCCTCATTTCCACTATCAATGGCTAATGCAAGGTTTTCCACCAACTCTAAGTAAGGTTTAGATTTAGTTTTGAATTGGTTTACATTACTGAATTTAACCTGAACATCTTCCCAGTATATTTCACTCGCTACTTTGTTTAATTCTAATGAATATGCCTGCTGTGCAACTTTCCATGTATTGTATTTTGGATTTTCTGCAAGCCAATTAACCTCAAAGGATAGTTTTTGTTGTTTTTCTTTTAATGATAGATGCGCCCATGAAGCAAGTTTCTTTTGTACTGCTTGATCCACAATTTTAGCATCATTAAACGAGAAGTCTTTGGCAACCTGCATAGGATTCTCTATGTGTTTCAGTCCATAAATCTCTTTTCCTGTAGCTCTTAGTTTTTTAGCTTCTGATAAGATCAAAGATATATCACCACCATTTAAAGCTTTCTCGAGTGCAGAAATATCTACATCAGATATTCCGCTCATTATGGACATAACATTGTTTCCGTATTTTTTATTTGCTCTTCTGGAATTCCATTCTTTTTGAATTGATTCAATCTGTTCAGGTGTTCTTGCCTCATGTCTCCTTTTAGCAACATCCAGTGCACGTGGTGGCTCGATAATATCTTTTACTATCTGGTCGTTGTTCTTGACAAAGTAAGGTGTTTTGCCACGTTCTCTTGCTGCTTCAAGTTTATCTTCATTTTCATGTACCCAGTTCTTAAAGTTTTCAGGTACATCTTTTACCATCTTACTTTTAATATCGTATTTCTCTCCTTTTGCTATTGCCTTCTGCATTTTTAGCATTTCCGCAGGAGGTAACAATATAGCAACATGGTAACAGAAGCATTGAGGATGCCACCCACCAAAAACAAAATCTTTTGGATATCTACCTTGCAGTTCATCACAAATATCATACTCTGGATGATCATGTGCAAGACGAATCTCTTGTCCTAAGACAAAATCTAAATGTTTCCACCGTTCATTATCTGCATGTCTGTATGCCATATTAGTTTCTGAACGTGCTAATCTCATTGCGTTTTTTGCAGATGACCTGTATACTCCTTGCCCGGGTCTATAATCTTTTGCCGCTTTTGATAACTTCAAGTTTCCATCTTCATCTCTTACTCTCCTAAAAAGTTTATCTGGCTCATTTAGGTATTTTCGTACAAGCCTTGATATTTGAGATGCACTTTCTCCTTGGCCAATAGAAACAGTCATTGCTATTTCCATTTCATCTTTCAACTGATCGGTATATCTCCACACTCTTTTAGACAAATCAATCCCGTTATCTGATCGTTCAAGAAAAGCATCCATAGCTTCTGTATTTCGATGAAACCACCCTGCTAAACTCTCATTTTTAAGAATACCTTTTCCGAAGTTAGAAGTGATTAGATTGTCTAAATTCTCATGACCTAAATTCCATTCAAGCTCGATGTTTTTTTTGATTGAGGCATAAGTAGCAGAATGTAATGCTCTAAGTCTATCTGAGACAAACTTTGACAGTCTTCTGTTTTCTGAAAAATTAAACATATCCCCTTCCTGTATCTCCACATGTGAAGATACATCAAGTATATCATTGACAGCGTTTGCATACAATCTTCTTACTTGCTCTGCATAAGCATTAGTTCTCTTTAAAAGGTCTTTGTCTAATTTTGTTGGTTTCATTCTTGATTAAAAATGTTTTCTCGTTGCTTAATCAATATATCTTCTTCATCTTTTAATCTCTGCATCTCTTTTGCATGATCTTTTACAAGTGGATTGAGTTCAACTCCACCCTCTTTGCTTAATAGCCCTGCATCGAAAAGTTTAACCACATCTGCAATACTATCTGTTACATCTTCTCCAAATGGCTCTTGGAATTCATGTCCTATCTTTAAGTTATCACATTGCTTGCTTAATTTTATGTCGAGTACGTTTCCTATGATAGAGGTAATTAAACTTTTTGTTCTATCAAGCATTTCATCATGTACTTCTTTATGTTTAGAGGCTTTAATATCTGCAAGAAGCATAACCGTTTTCAATGCCTTTGCAGATAATTGAGATATGCCTTTCATTGTGTCCAAACTTATCTTTGGAGTGAAAGATTTAGAGTGAATGTGCTCTTGCAACCATTCTATTTCTAATTTTTTGCTTTCTGGTGCACTATCCCATGTTAGATATTTAGCAGCATTATTGACACCATCTTGACCGCTTGTAATGAGTAGTTTGTTTGCATCTTTCTTTTCTGGTAAATTCTTCACCACATCTGCATCCATTATTGCAATTGGATCAGCAAAGTAATCATTTGTATCTGCAGTTCTACTTGCGATATGTTCTTCACGATTGATCAATTGCTCTACACCCGCCCATTCTTTTTCCTGTTGAAATAAAATGATTGGTATTTTACCAATTAGGTTATCCTCTTCTACAACTTCCCAACCTACACTACGTCTTATACAGTGAAAGATAGTGTCTCGAGTAAATACATCTACATGGTAAGTTGTTCTATCATTTTCTTTAGCGTAAAACCCCCATGCAATAGAAGTAATATTTTCATATTGATCCCATCGTACAGAAATATCATCTCCTTTTGATTTTGCCAACACCCGAATTTGCACATCTGGCTTGCCTTCCGAGTTTTTAAACACCCTGAAAAGCATTGCGCTCTCTGTCTCTGCCCCTGCAATCCTTTTGCATTGTCTTATCTTGCTATCAAAGCGAGTACGTCTTACAACGTCTTGGAATGCGTTAAAGGCATCGTCTGTTTCTTCTGATAGTTGCATCCATCTAACTGGTTTGCCATAAAGAAACACTAATGATATTTCATTTATGTAAACAGGATAAGGAACTGGTAGTTTCCAGACTTCCTCTTTTCGTAAAAACCTCCCTTTCTTATCAGTTACAATCTTATCTTCTCTTTTCATTACACTATGAGAAAAAGTATCATAGTCTTTCAAAGCATCATTGATTAGATCATTCCTGCTTTCCATCTGCGCCATAGCAGAGTTCACGTCTTTTGACCTTAGGAGGTCTTCGAATTCTTGATTCCGCCCGATAATAGCGTTTAAATAGTTTTTAAAATAATCAAAGTAGCTCATAGTTTTTATTTTTTATAGTCCAAACATAGATTTATCATATATACTGTAATCAACATCATCGTCATTATTTATCAAGTCCTCAATTGCATATCCAATTAAATCCACATACTCATCATGTGGTTGATTCGGAAAACCGCAAACCTCTTTTAAGAACTCTTCATTCCATGCACCCTCTACTAAATAGACACGACCTGATTCTATTCTTGGAGAGACTGCACTTAACCTTACAAGCTTATTGTCTACTGGTGTGGGTGTTCTCTTTACATTTAGGTTACTTCCCTCTAAAAGCATCTGAACAACGCTTTCTCCATTAGCTTTTGGCTCGATGTGTAGCTTGCTTTCATTTGTATATTGATTTGAATAAACATATTCAGGTAAAAACCTTAAAAGATCAGGCATCTCCTTGTATACTTTCTGTGCATGATAAACGTATATGTTGTTCTTTATCTTACAAGCAGAGATAATCCCTGAGGGATCATTACCTGTTTTTTTCTTTTTGCTATATGCTGTATCTAAGTAAAAGTGCATTGGCTCTCTATATCGTAGTGCCTGAAAGTCCGTTAATGACATCTTCCTAAACCATTCATCTTTGACAATATTACCACCTGCTATAATTGGAGACTGATCATATTGCCCCGAATACTGCAAAGCACCTAAATCTAACTTTGCTTCTTCAAGTGCTTCTCTACTCAAACGCTTAGGATCAAGAAAACCATCTACATAATTTTCCTGTAATTCAACTGGTTTTACTTTATTTGAAAGCTCTGCTGGCAAACATATATGCCTTATACTCTCACTTTTCTTTTTTAATTCTACCCCTGTTACATCATTATCGTGAACCCTTTGCATCACTGTAATCATTGGAGTGTTTACCTTGTCCACCTTTCTTGAAGATAGTGTTTTGATATGCTCGTTTGCAGATAATCTTAACGCTTCACTATTTGCTTGTTTCGGATTCACTGGGTCATCATTGATAATAACGTGTGCATGAAACCCTGTAATTGTAGCACCTGTAGAGGTCGCATATCTGAAACCCCCATCTGTATTTTCATAGTGCTGTTTGCCTGATTTATCTCTACGTATCGAAACATCTGGAAATAACTTTTGATACTTGTCTGATTTAATTATGTCTTTTGACTTTGTTGCATGTTCAATTGATAGTCCACCTGAATATGAGTTTGTAATTATTCTCAATGTTGGATCAAGTGTCCAAAGCCATGCAGGAAACATTATCGTGACAATAGTTGACTTTGTTGTACCGGGAGGAATATTAATTATAAGGTCGTAAGGTTTTGGCTCACGGTTTTTGATTGATACCGCAAGCTTTTCAAGTTCGTTACATAGGTATTCAATATGCCAATTATAGATAGGTTCTTCTGAAATAACAACTTCCCAAAATGTTTGTAAAAAATAAAAGAACGATTTGCGGCACTCCTTTGCAACTACACTTAACGCAAGACTTTTATAATCAATTTTCCTTTTCATTTAATACTGTCTCGCCAATGGATAATAGGAGGTCTATTTGTTCATCAGAGAGCTTGCTTATGTCTATCTGTTTCTCCATGAGTGGCGCACCATCTGCACCTGTTATCTCTTGACGTTCATTATAGCCACGATCTTTCATTTGTGTTTTAGCGTAAAAGATTAACATGGTTGTATCTCCATCTTTCATTTTCTTTAGGATTAATGCTTCTGCAAAATCCTTTTGAAGCTCTTTTACATCATCACACTTTTCAGCAAAAAGCTCATCTTCATTATACCATTTATAGTAAGTATAACGAGAAATACCTGCTTTTCTACAAGCACCTGCAACTATACCCATGTTGTCATTAAGTGCTTTTAGAACATCCTTTTTGCCCTCTTCGATACGTTTTTCAATTCTTGTTTTGCTCATTTAGTTGTTTGTTTAAATCTCGTTTCATGTCTCCCATTACTGCACGATATGTTCTCCCTTTTGGGTCACCTGCAATTAAAATACCGTACATTCTCTTATAAAGGTTGTTGTTCATGTTTTCATGTGCCTTTATCCACAACTTTTTACTCTGCACATATCCAGGATACATTTCAGGATGCTTTGAAGCTTTGGCCATCTCTTCAGTAAATGCTTTTTGATAGTCTTTTTTCGCATCATGTGTTCTATTTTGCTTCGAAGACCTGAACATTTCCGTATCCCAATAAAGCATAACCAACTCTGCGTTTGGTTCTCTCCTTATTATCCTATCATAAAGATCAGGATAGAATTCCATTACTTTAGGTAAAACTCTAATCGTATCAACTGAAAAGAATTGTGATATTCTCAGTCTATTGCGCTGAACACCAACTTTGTATAAATACATGTAAGCAACTGGAATTTCTAAATTATTTCTTTGGATATAAAGCCAAATATCATCGTCTTTCCAATCATAAATAGGATAAACGAAACTCTTCTTATTCCTCATACTTGAGATAGATGAACGTCTCTGCAAGCTTTCAGCCATTCTCAAGCCTACCATTTGAGGTATAGTTCTGAACATCTTTTTTGCAAACTCTTGATAGCTATCACCCATTCTAAAATCTTTATGGTGTCTTATGGCAAACTTTGGCATTGGTCTAACCCAAACATCCTCTTTGCCCTGCTCCCAACAATAAAAACTCTCGTCATTTGCAAGCTTATTAACTGAATTAAAGTGTCTAATCGGTAAGCACATCCAATAAAACTTTGCACCAAGTGACAGGAATTTTGACCTCCATTGTAAAGTGATCTGTTCAAAGTCTGGATAAATTGCTTCTTCATCGAAGAAAACAACTATTAATCTTGAAAAATCAATGTTGTATTTCATCATTGTGTTTATCACTACATTTGCCATACAGATGCTATCTTTCCCACCTGAAAAGCTCATCGCAATGAACTTATTGTCATTGAATGATTCAAGCACCCTTCTTTCTGCAGCTTCTACAACCGATACTCCTAATGTATTTTCATATGCCATATCAACCTGTTATTAT